ATAGACAAACCATAAATGATTTAACTTGTTCTTTTCTTGTGCCTTTAAAGTTAGGCATAATACATAATGTTATCATAGTTTTATTTAATTAATGAGTTCATTTTATCTAATAAGAATTTTGTATCTCGTTCAACCATCTTATCCTTTACTGTTTTGGCGATGATGTATTGTAATGTCTCACAATATACATCTGTGCTTATTGGTGTATAAGCGACAGGCTTTCCATTGTGCCATTCGTATATTTGATAAAACCTACAATGTCTATCTGTGCCATTATCAAATAAGAATTTTTCTATTCGCTTAGTTATATCTTCAGCAAATAATTGGATCGTCTCATCTACTCTGTCTTCAATGAGTTTTTGTATGTGGTTAGTATCGTTTATCATTGTACTACTTTTTTGTACCACACGATGAAGTTATCTCCACACTCCTTGGCTAATTGATTGCATAGTTTCTTTGCTCTGTAAAGGGAAGAGGTGCTTGTTAGCACCTCGTTGTTATCCCGATAGTTTAAATAGATTGTGTACATTTTTTCTCTGTTTTAAGTTGTTGATTATTTTCATAGACAATCCGGTATGCTCTATTCATACGCTTGTTGTCTGCCAAGTGAACGCTTTTCATTTTGACAAGCCATTCGTAAAACCTTGTTACGTCTTCCATAAGATGATAGTTTAAAATGTGTTATAGTCGTTTGATATTAAATTATATAATTCTGTAATGGTCTCTACGTTGTTCAATCCCATATAAGTCTCTAAGTCATTGAACGATGCATCATCATTCGGGTCTAATCCATATATGTCGCACAAGTAATCATACATATCCCACTCGTCTAATAAGTCTGTGTTAAGTGTTTCATCCCACTCATCAATCTTATTGAAGTCATCAAATGAGTAGGTAGATTTTGCAGCAGCTGTCTTAGTATAAACCTTTTGATTGCCATAATACTTGAAGTCATTGTACTGCTTGTATGAGTCATTCGAGTACCAATTACCACTTGACCACTTGCCCAACTCCTCGTTGATGATGGTGTACTTGTCCTTGCTATCCAAGAAGATTAACTTGCTATACCCTATGTACTCTGATATGAAGAACTTACTAACCTCACACGTGAGGAAGTTATGCTTGTACTTTTTGAGTATATCATTGAACTCAGAGGTATCAGAGAATGTCTTGTTACCTAATCCCTTGATGATACCGTTATGCACGAACCCTAAGTCATCACTGACAAGGAATGGGTGTAAGTTATGCTCTCCATTGTACCCACTCGTAGCGATACGGAAGTGTAGTACGATATTGCCAATGGACTTGTCATCACGTAACTCGTTATACTTCTCAAGGTAATCGTCATAGTCATACGACTTGAATACATTTAACTTGCCATCTTTATTCCATAACAATCCCGAACCCATATCGTTGTTATCCCAAGAGTTTTGAATTTGACTTTTAGGTAGTCTGCCACCTTTCTTTGTATTTAATATTGCTATACACATAATTATTATTTTTTATCGTTAATATCTAATCCTTCAAATTTTATTGTGAAATCTACGAACCTCTGCTTAAGTACCAATAACTTCTCATCGGAGTAAGTTTGCTTGAGTAACTTAGTGAACTTGGTATCTACGTTGTAGTACGCCCTGATGATGTCGTCAGTAGGGTGTTGCAAAATCATCATAAGTAATTTTGTTCGCCACTTAAGTGTAGTGATGTTAGGTACTGCACTGATGATACGGAACTCAATCCTATCGTGATGTATCTTGATAGCTTGGTACTTCTCATTGTCTCGCTCAAGGTCTTTGTTACTCTTACCTTTAGAGTAAGTCTTGTCAACCCTACCATAGTACAAGGCATAGAACAAAGGTGTGTAACCCTTGAGCTTGTCGAATAGCTGATTGCCATTCAATCCTTTCTCTGATAAGTGGATATGACCACCACATCTCGGGGATATTTTTGCATTGATATGTCTGACAAGGTTGTCGTTGCCCTCGATATGCTCAAAGATTTTATCAATGTCGAACTCAAATGTAGGACTGATAAGCTCGTATCCTGATTGGCTATCAAGACTACTATCTTTTTCTTTACGCCACTTGTAATCCGTTTGACATTCAAAGTCATCAATGTCTATACTCTCTAATACATCTTCGTCTTCTTTCTCAATCTCGTACCCAATAGAATACTTGGACTTGCCATCGAAGGTCTTAGATTTATAGCTACCATTGTGATACTCTCTGACGTATGTTTCTTTCTCATCAGCAGGATACGAATAGTAACCATCGCCATCGTGGTAGTACGCATCATCTTCTCTCCATATCTCGCCCTCGTCTTCAACGTACACAAGCTCGTGATAAGATAACGCATCGCTATCGTAGTATTCGCCACGATACTCATTCAAGTCGCAATTACCTTCTGCCCACCTACGACTATACGTGATCTCACTTCTATGCTCGTACACAACGACTGCATCTTCATCGCTGAACCAATCATCTTCGCCTTGACAATAGAAAGCATTGTCTCTCTGCAATACATTTCCATAATAGTCTTGAACGTACTCGTCTCCACCATAGAAACGATTGCCATCTTTGAACCAATCGCCATTGTCGAAGTCATCAATGGTAATTAAACCCTCTTTGATACTTTGTAACGCATACTCTATGCTCTCTCGGTTGTCGTCTAATACTCCGTAAAGTATTCTTAATTCTGATAATCCCATAATGTAAAAAATTTAGTTAATAATTATTCTAAGTTAAAATCAAATATGTGTTGAGTAAGATGCGAGTTCTCTATTGTGCAATAGACTAAGCTATTCCAATCATAGAAGTCTCTACAATCTTCGGGTGTTGGTACATCGTAGTAACGATTTACATCTACCCATACGTGAAAGCATTGGAGTAACTTGTTGTAGTCATTCTTCAATACTTCATAGACCTTGTCATATACATCGTGGTCTAATTCTTCCTTAAATTCTGTGTAGTCCATAGTTTATTGATTAAATTTTTTGTCAGTTACATAGATTGTTGTTGTTTCGGTAGTTACTACCTCGAAGTACTTGGCATCCCACATATATGGGTAGTCGTTTTGTCTATTTCCTATTACTATTAGATGCGTTGGCTCAGGAAGTTTTTCAATATCAATATTCATACACCCTTTACCATATAAATCTACACCATAACAGTTATACTTAACATCGAATATTTCCCTCGCTCTATCTCCATAAACTCCGTTTAGTCCGTTTGGGGTATCTATGTAATCGTATTCATAATACACTTCTTCGACAATGTTTCCATCGTCATCATAAGTAGATGCATCTTCATTAATATCTAATTCAGTTTTGATGTACTCTTCTTTAATACGTACTTTTTCGTACATCCACGAGTTAATTGTTTTTGTTTCCATAGTGTGATAGTTTTATTCTTGTTCGTACTCTATTAATTCATCGTTAAATGTGTCTGCCAAATCTTCTAATTGGTCTTCAGTGTATATGAATAATTCATCACACAGTTCCTTTACAATAGTAAAGTCAGTTCTTCTCACTGCTCTCATTAATTCTTTGTACAATCCCTCATCGTTTAGAAACAATAAGCTAAGTTCTTGGTCTGAATAATGTCTAATGTCTGTCATTGCGTTAGTTGTTTAAATTCTTTCTTCAATTCTTTTCTTTTTTCGTCCTCGCTCTCATTGTCAGCTAAGTAAATATCCCATTCCTTTTTTTGCCACCACTTTACTGCCAACACTACACTTTCATTGCCATCACAACCCCAAGTCTCAACGTGGGTATTGTCCTTCCTTACTTTAAGGAGAAATTGTATTGGCATATTCGGCATTGTTACACCTATTAATTCAAGCGAATAGCTAATCTCAAAACCCTCTGCCGTATGCAGGGTCTTGTCTTCGTACTTGACAAAAGTTAATTTGTCTAACGCATCTAAAAAGTTTTGTGTGTTCATAGTTAATTAAATAATTGATTGATAATAATTTCTCGTATCTCGTATGATGTTCTTTGAAGCTCTCGTATCTCTCCCTCTATTGATAAGAAGTCAGGGTTCATACAAATAAATGCTCCATTGTTATATACATATTTTTTGTTGCCTTCGTACAATTCTTCTTCTGCATACAACTCACATAGCTTGTCTTCCAAGTCCTTCTCGAACTTAATAACGATACCCTTTGCTATGTCTTCATTTGTAAATATGCCCAATGTTCTGCAATCATAACCATCGCACCCATCGTGTTCGTACATATTAATTTGATATACTTTTTCCATAACTATAATAATTGTTTTCTAATATTAATTAATTCTTTTTCTTCTTCTTCGTCCCAAGAGTTTATAGATACTGTAGCTATACTTACTGATAAAACATATTCGCCATAACTTCTGTCTATATGTAATACACTATCTATATTTTCCTCATCTAAAGGTTCATTTGATAATATTAATCTTGAGTAATTCGTATCTCCCGAACGATTACCCATAACTATTTCGTAAAGTGCCATAACTATACTGCTCTATGTGTTGACCAATACCTTCTCTGTTGTTTGCATCTTGATGCGCAACTTGATACGAGCATTGAGGTTAATAAAATAATGTAGATAACTAAAACTGCATACGATTTTGAATTTTTCATTTGATTAATTGTTTGATTATACTTAAGTCTATTGTGCCATACTTATCGTGGACTTTTTTAAGATGAGCGAACGCTCTATTAAATTCGTGTTCGCTCTTTGGATTGTTATACATATACAACCACTTTGATATATCTGTTATCTCTGTTCGCATACTACTTGAATGTTTCGTTATACTTTTTAGCCATTGACACCACGATATTGAACACTACTAAAAACACCAACCCTATTGTAAAGGTTCTGTCGTTGTTCGCCAATAAAATTATTGACGCCACTATAAAATTGATTGCGTTTCTCATACTTTAAATACATTTTTTTGATTGCCGAATAATTTCAAACTGATAAAACTCCATACTAACTTTGCCATCTTAATTAGTTTTTAAATGATAATCGGTTAGTTAATCTTCTTTCTAAAATTCTTTTCGCATCTTGATACGCAACCTCGTGCAATAACATTACTGCCTTAATTGCTTTTGAATATGATTTGATTTCACATTCGATTTGCTCAATGGCATCTTGCACATTGACCTTTACTTTAATTCGATTTCTCATTTGATTTGATTTTGATTAACGCAATATTACGTTGTGCATAGTGAGGGATTGAACCTCATAAACTACTCCAATAGCTATGCAATAATTCCACCTTATTTTCGTGGGATTTCGCCACAAGTTTTAAGGAACTCATTCACTTAGTTGTATATAAAAAAGCCACCTCGATTGAAGTGGCTTGGTTTGTCTATCTTTGTTTACATTTGTAAATACATTTTTGCCTTGTTTGGCTTTTCTACTATAAAGGTCAATCACGTCTATTTATATACGTACCCTTATGTGTTACCTCTTTTGTGTAGTCTTTATACTTTACACGTGTAACCCTATGGACAAAAAATGTACAAAAAAACCACGTACGTAAATTGCTATAATTTACATTTGTAAACAAGTTTGTTAGTCCTGCTTAATACATTTTTTATTATCATAAGCGAATAAATAAAGTGCTAATTTATTTAATATACAATATATTCCCATTGAGGCAAATTTTCTTTGTACTCTCGCTATGTCCGTAATTTTTGCACGTTATTACAATTTATAAGCATTTCGCTCATACCATTTCGGCAAATTGTATTTAGTGTATTACATACCTTATTTTGAGGGGTGCAAATTTTCGCTATTTGCAAGGCACACGCACACCCCTTATTTAGAATGGTTCTAAATAGGCTATTTTTTAGCCTCTTTTTTGTTTTGCTTTGCAATTTTTACGGCTAAATTTGCCTTAACATTGAATTTCGCAAAGGTTAAGAAACCAACCCAATTTGAATAATGGGGCTTAATAGGTAACTTTGTCAAAAATTCGGCAAAGGTTGGAATTTTGCTTGTGCCTAAAATGTTCTTAATTTCAGGACTTGAAATACAATTTTTGTAAACTCTCGATGCCGTTTTATTTTCGAGTTTGTCCGTTACATTTGCGAGTTTAACAAAATCAAAAGTGCTTTTGTTCTCTTTACTTGTTAAGATAGCTTTTCTATCTACTAATGATAATCTAACTACTTTTGTAGCATTTTCGGTAACTTTTACATTTTTAATCATAACATTTTAATTTAATTTGCTGATTTTCAGCGAGTTAGGTCGGCAATATGCCTGAAATTGCTCGTTTCCCTTACAATTCTTTTACAAATATAGTACATTATTACAAATAAATTACAAAAATAATACATTATTTTGAAATTATTTTGTAAAGCGTTGATTATCAAGGAGTTACAAAGTAAAAAAAATGTAGTTTATAATGGTTCTAAATAGTATTTGCGTGTTTATCCTTTGTTTAATAGGGTTCGCAAAGGTTTTTAATAGGGTTTTTTGCGTTGGAATGAACCGAACCAACGGCAGAACCACGAACCAACGGCAGAACCGAACCGAATAGAATAGAATAGAACCGAATAGAATAGAATAGAACCAACGGCAGAACCAACACGAACCACGAACCACGAACCACGAACCACGAACCACGAACCAACGGCAGAACCAACGGCAGAACCAACGAACCGAACCGAACCAACGGCAGAACCAAAAAAGCCAAAAAAACGGCAAAGGGAATTTCAAACAACAACCCCCCCCATCAAAAATAAAACGACTTCCGGTTGGGGTACCTCAACGCCAAACCTATGTACTACCCAAACACTACACCCACCTAATAAAATTCACTATCTTTGTTGCTCACTTTAAATACGTATAAGATGAAACAACCTTTAAATTTAAGAAACAGTATTTACCAACAGAAGAACGTAGGGTCTTTTGATGGTTTAACTATTAAAGATGGTATGTTGATTAACAACAGACCTGATGGACAGAGTGGTATTGCACAGGCGGCTCAAGTAAAGAAAGCTATGAAGACTGCTGAGAAGATTTCTATTGTAGCAAGAGGAACTGCTATGGGAGAAATGATGTCTGAGATGGGAGAGTGTGATTAGTCAAAACCCAAGAAAGAAAGCCTGCATTTTTAAATGTGGGTTTCTTTTTATTATTAATCGACATAACCGGTTATATTTTCTGTTGTTTTTGCGACAACTTAATTTTTATAACTAATTGATTATTAATACTTTATTCTTTTAATGTCGATAATGTCAAAAAAGAGTAAGTTTTATAGTCAAAAAAATAGTAGTAGTATAGTATTTTCTAAGAGAGAGTAGGGAAAACATAAAATCGACATTCGACACGATGACAACTTCGGACCAACAACCAAATAACAACAACGCTATTATAATATTGGTAGTTTTGTACATAATTATTGTTTTGCTATCGCATCTTTTTTTCAAAAGAGGGCTTAATTAGAATTTATTGTATTATATTTGCAAGTAATAATTAAAAATCAAATCAAATGTTAGAAAATCAAGGTTATTCTCCCAAGGATTTATGTTTTGGAGAAGTAGGTAGAAAGAAATTAGTCAGTGGTGTTGTAAAAATGTCAAGAGCTGTAAAGAGTACATTAGGTCCGGGAGGTAATCCTGTGCTAATTGAATCCCCAAGCCATACTCACGGTATCACTGTAACCAAAGATGGTGTAACTGTTGCCAAATCAATCGACTTATTGGACCCAAGTGAGAACCTTGCGGTTAAGATGATGAAGGAGGCAGCTGAGAAGACTGCTACCTCAGCCGGAGATGGTACAACAACTGCTATTGTGCTTACTGAGGCATTTGTGTTGAGTGGACTTGAGCACATAGAGTCAGGTTTAAATCGTACTGAGGTATTGAGAAACTTGGTGGACTTAAGCGACAAGGTGGTGGATAAGTTAAAGAAGAAAAGCAAAAGAGTAACAAGCGCGATGTTGGTAGATGTTGCAAGTATATCTGCAAATAACGATAGAGAGATAGGGAAGATTATCTCAGAGGTGTACAAAGACGTTGGTAAGACAGGTATTGTTACAGTAGAGAAGAGTCAGAACGATGAGACCTATGCTGAGACCACGTTAGGATTGAAATTCGACAGAGGTTACTTGAGTCCTATGTTCATAAATGATTCTAAGAAAGACGAATGTGTCTTTGAAGATGTTATGATTATGGTTGCTGATATGGAGATTACCAATATCCTTCAGATTGAGAACATATTGAAACCAATTGTACAAGAAGGAAAAAAACTGTTAATCATTTCTCCTTGTGGTCAGAACTTAATCAATAGTTTGGCGGCAAATGTTGTCAAAGGAAACATAAAAGTATGCGCGGTTCCCCCTCCGAGCTTCGGATACAAGCAGCACGAGTTGATGTATGACATCGCTATCAGTGTTGGCGCTACATACTTCAGTGAAAAGACCGGAGATGACCTGAGTATTATCAATTACGGAGACCTTGGGCACGCGGCTAAGGTAATTGTTAGCAAGGATAAGACCGTTATCATCAAATCGGACATTAGATTAGACCAAAAAGCTATTGAAGAAAGGGTAAATCAGCTATGGGATGCCCATAAAAACGCCATAAAGAAGCACGATAAGGACTTTATTTTAGAAAGAATAGCGTCATTAACGGGTGGAATTGGGGTAATTTTCGTAGGTGGACAGACAGATTTGGAACAGAAAGAGTTATTTGATAGAGTCGATGATGCTGTTTGTGCAGTACGTTCTGCACTCGAGGAAGGGATTCTTCCGGGTGCAGGAAAGGCTCTTTTTGAAGAAAGTTTTTTAGATGGTCTTGAAGGAGAGACAGAAGAACATTTTGCAGCAAGAATGATAATGAACGAAGCTCTTAAAGCTCCATTCTTTCAAATACTAAGTAATGCAGGATTGAATCTTATAGATGATTATCCTCTTAATGGAGCAGGTCCGGGAGAAGGTCTAAACATAAAGACAAGAGAGTATGGCGACTTGATTAAGATGGGGGTAATTGACCCACTGAAAGTAACACGTTCAGCATTACAGAATGCAGTGAGTGTAGCTGTAACAATCTTGAGCACTAACGCCATAATTACGTTAGCTCGTTCTTATGAGGTGGCACAAGACTAAAGAGTTCATAAGGTTTACTGTGATATGGGTGGCGTGTAACCTATCAATACCATTTTGGATGGTAGGGCACGTACACCTAACGGTAAATATTTATCACGACCTTATCGAGATAGCAGCATCGATGGGAATGAACATAATAGTAGCTGTTGGCTTTTGGTTAAATTGGAAAGACGAATCGAAAAATTATGATAAGAGGGATTGACTACGTTACGATAGAAATTTATGGATTAAATCAATCCGGTATGGCAGACTTGGAAGAGTGTCAAGGATTGTTGGATGAGAATCCAATGTTTAAAGATTTCAAGGCTGAGGCATTGAATCATAGAAGGGGAACCGGATATGTAGATATAGCATTATACCCTAAGGATGGGGATAAAAGAAAATTCATAGAAGACATTAAAAAATTTGGACTATAAAAAATAAAATATGAAACCAATAGGTAAATACATTGTCATCAAGACCATTGATGAAGAGTTGAAAACAGAATCAGGATTGTTTCTCTCAGGAGAAGATATGAATCAGATGCGTTACAAGCGTGGCTTAGTAGTAGAAAGCGGTACTGATGTACCACATATCAAGAAAGATGATGACATCTACTACGATAAGGCTCACGGATTTACAATGATAATTGATGACAAGCAGTACACGATTATTACCGAGAGGGATGTCGTTGTTGTTTTATAATCTTATTCATTTCAATAATCATATCGCGATAAACTTTATCTGAGTATGATACGTTCTTTAAGAACATTTTATTATTAGAATTACTAACGGGGATTTCTTCCCCGCTTAGTTTTCTATAGATTGACTGAATCATTCTTGTTGATTTAATTGTCAATTGATATAGAGCTTTTCTATTACCAACTCTATTTCTAAATTTTACAATCCATCCATCTTTTTGAAGTGTAAAGAAACGAGTTACATCCCAACCTAAAAGGCTATCAAACTCATCAAACTTATCTCTTCCGAAATACTTTTCAGAGTACAGGAACAATAACATATCTAAGTCAGCCTGAGTTAGTTCATATTTAATCTTTGCAAATTGGCGAATTACTCTCCAATATTTTAGGTAATCATCTTGATTTGATTTCATTTAATTTTTTTTTATACATTTGTACAAAGTTATCAATTTAAAAATAAGAAATTATGCAACAACCTAAAAAAAAGAAACAAGAAGAAAAACCTGATTTTAGAGGAAGTACTGATGCAGGTTCAAGAGAAGCTAATACTGACGGATTAAAAGTAATAAAATACTACGGTGGTAAAGCAATTGATGCGGTTAAAAATTTTGTAAGCCCAAAAGAATCAAAACCAAATGGTAGAGATTATCCATTATCTCCTACTCCTGAAGCAAGGTTTCAACGAGGACCAAAAATTTAGTATATGGCAATGCAAAGACCCGACACTCCGTTAGCGGCTACACCGGAACCGCAACCTGTTAGCTCAGGATTACAAGCAGCTCCGCAAATGGGAATGATTCCTCAACAAAAACCTGCTACAAAATTTGAGCAAACAGCGAATAATGCTATAGATAAAATAAAAGCAATGGCGCCTGCCGCACCTACCGCACCTGCCGCGCCTGAAACACCTCAACAATAGAAATTATGGGAATAGTAAAAAAAACTAAAGAAGAAAGAAAAGCAGATGCCGCTAAGGTATATCAAACAAGACCTGATACTCCGTTAGGAGAAAGTCCTGACCCAACTGCGCCTGTTACTGATTTAAAATCAGCATTGTCTGATATTAATACAAGAAGTGCTGCAAGACAAGCGTCTCTAAATGCATCTCAAAAAGTAGTTGATGCGGCAAGAGCAGAAAGAAGCAGACAAAAAAGATCTATTGCAGGAGGAGAAGGCTCAAGACTTTCAGGATTGGCATCGTTTGCATCAACAACAGGAAGACAAAAAACAACAGAAGCATAATTATTAACACAAACACTAAATCAAAATGGCAAAAGCAACACCGGGATTACCAGCATCATCAAGAATGAAGATGCCTATGGCAGCAGCAAAACCTGCAATTAAAGGAGCACTTAAAGGAGCAGCAAAAGGAGCTGTAAAAGGAGCAATGAAAGGAATCGTTAAATCAGCAATTAAAAAGAAATAATGGCTAAAGAAAAAGATACTCCGAACTTACCGGGTTCATCTCGTATGCAGATGCCAAGCACTTCAGTTGCAAGCTCAGGTATAAAAATAAAAGCAGATGGTAACAATGTAACTCGTAAAGTTACAAAAGCTGCTTCAGGAAAAGGAATGAAAGGGAGCAATCCTTATTGTTAATCATTAAATTTAAAAAAAATGGGAAGACCTAAAAAAATATCTGATGCTGAGGCAGAAGTAATTAAAGATGCAATCATTGATGCATTAGAGAATAACGATGAGGTAGCAACTGAAGAGGTAGAAACTGAAGAGGTAGAACAAGAAGTTCCACTAAATCCTGAAACACAACCTGTTCCTGAAGTAACTCCTACCGGACACCCAAGTAGAGACTTTCGCAGTCCTGTTTAATAAAAAATAAACCAAGGTAAAGTAATTCGCTAAATAGCATTACTGACTGTCGGCAATGAGCATAAGTAATTATTGTATGACTTTTAGTGCCACCATATACTTGAATAAAGGAATGGCGTAAGGTTGGAAGACCTAAGTGATTTGAATGAGTTACCCTGACAAAATCTTTAGACAAGAGTCAACTGTCTATCTTATTAATAGCATACCGTATCGCCCACTTAATGGGTAGGTTAGAGATTATAAGTGGGGGCTCCACGGAAACGTGCCCGATTTTTTGTTAGGACCTTGGTTTTTTATATTTTAAAACTATTAGAGATGAAAAAAGTAATTGAAAAAGCAAAGCAGTACGAGTCTAAGAAATCGTTAGATGGAAAGATGAAGTTTCTAAAAGGTAACGTAAGTAAGACTACAAAGAAAAAGTAAATAAAATTTAATACCTTTACAAAATGAAATCACAAGGATTAGGAGATACAATAGAAAAAATTACTACAGCTACAGGAATTAAAGCACTTGTTGGAAAAGATTGCGTTCCTTGTGCGGAAAGAAAGAAAAAATTGAATAATCCAAAGTTATTAATAAACAAAACATTTTATAAAATATAGAAATTATGCCAACACCAAAATTACAACCATCGAGAGCAATACAAGTACTGCCTTCTAATGATGCAAATCTTCCAACACCAAATGTACTAATTTCGGGAGTTACAACAAGTGCAGTTACAAATCAATTGATTGATACGAATGCAAGTTTTATTGTAACTACTCCAACAGGTGTTCAGTATAAAGTAAATCCGGGAGATGTAGTGTATATAACAAGCATCCCTACTGCTGTTACTATTGTTGAAGTTGTTAATGCTACTACTTTATTACTAAATGTAAATCTTGGAACAGGTGGACCTGAGAACTATACTATATATCAAAATGGTTCTCAAACAGGATTATTTAATCAAGGAGCTGTTTTATATGTTGGTAATGCGGGAGACCTAAAGGTTACTACGAGTGGTAATGATATAGTTTTATTTGCAAATGTTCAGGCAGGAACATTCATTCCTGTAAATGTTATTAAAGTATGGTCGTCAGAGACTATTGCTTCAAGTATTTTAGCACTTTGGTAATATGTATATAGCTATAGCAAATAGTATTGGCTCAAGTAGCAATAGCGGAGGTACGCCTGTGCCACCGCCTGTTGTATATGTTTTTTATTTACAATATTCTAATGTTAGTGTAGCGTATTCGTGTGATAATTTAATTGATGAAACAGAAATATATAGTCTTAGTAGTACTTTAGATGTTGGTAGTCAGATATTTTATGATATAGAACTTACAAGCACAGCAAATGAAGGATTCTATAAAAATGGTAATGAGGTGTATTACTTAAATGAAGGAGGTGGCTATATTGCTGAACTTTTTTATTGTAGTGAAAGATATTTTGTAAATGATTGCTCTTCGCAATACGGTAGTTTTGTTTCACAAGCTTATCCAGCAGGTACATTTATTTATGGCGATATGGTTACTTTTGAAACAGGTCAAGGGGCAGGTTTTGGGTTTATAACCGATATTACGTATAATGAGGGAGACGAAATTTCAATAACTGCTATAGGAGCTAATCAAGGTGGAAATTGTTTTACATCTAATATTAATTTTGAACCTATTCTTATTGCAGATTCACAAAATATTGTACTTCGCTTAGAAGGTTCTAATTCCGGACCTGAAAACCTTACATCAATGGGTCTTAATGCATTAAATTATACATATAATATTCAAATTTATTATGAATCAGATAATAGTTCAGGAAATCTATATGTTAGTGGAGATATTCCAATATCCACTTATAATTTAGCGGCTGAAGACACTTTTGATTTAGGAGATTTTGTTATTTACAATGACCCTGAAGATAGTTTTAATTATGTAGTAATAGAAAATATAATATCATCTATTACTTTTGCAAATACTATAGCTTATAGTAGTGATGATGGTTGTAGTTTTCCTTACTTCCTTAGAGAAATTCCTGAAGTAAAAACTTATTATTGTTACACACCAAATGATGACTGCTAATGGCTAAAGTTAAACAACAAGAGAGTGCTTATCAAGCAAAACCAAAAAAGTCGGGCGTAGCCGCTAAGACAAAAACGAGCACATTAAAATCGAGTAAGAATTACGTTAAGTCGTACAAAGGACAAGGAAGATAATGAAATATTTAAACTACATAGTATCTTCTTTGATACTTTTATTTATACCCATATATGGGTTGTTAATAGCTGTTGGAGCTGCTATTGTTCTTGATACTTTCACAGGTATTTTTAAAAGCGTGAAGTTAAAAGGGTGGAGTAGTATTCGGAGCCGAGTTTTATCAAACATAATTTCTAAGATGGCATTATACGAGATATGTATAATGGTTCTTTATGTAATTGATAAATACCTTTTGAATGAATTTATTCAAGTTGCATTTGGCTTCACATATATGTTTACTAAAATATGTGCAATACTTTTAATTTTTATAGAGTTAGTTTCAATCAAAGAGAACATAGAGGCTACATTTAATGTTGACCTTTGGAAATTACTTAAAAAAGCATTTCTTAGAGCAAAAGAATTAAAAACCGATATAGGAGAAATAAAAGAATAATGGAAGACAAGATAACAATCGACAGAATCAAAGAAGCACATCCAAAACTTAGGGATAAAATGCTTAAAGATTATAGAGAAGCTAATAATCTTTTAGGAAAAGGGGCTCGTTTGAGATTTGCTTATGTATTTAGAAGCAATGCTCTTCAGGACAAGCTCTATAATCAAAGACCAAAGATTACTAATGCAAAAGGAGGTCAGTCAATTCATAATTACGGATTGGCATTTGATATTGTATTGCTTTATGATAATGATGGGAATGGAACCTTTGAAGAGGCGAGTTATTCTCAAATCAGAGACTTTGATAAAGATACTATTGCTGATTGGAAAGAGGTAACTGATTTTTTTAAATCAAAAGGTTGGGAATGCGGAGCAGATTGGAAAACTTTCAAAGATGCACCACATTTTCAACACGATTATGGATTTGATTGGAAGACTCTAAAAGCAAGAGTTGACAAAGGAATTATCATTACTGATAATGGAATTACATATCCAAAAATATAATTAAGATGGCAAAGACAGCAGCTTGGACAAGAAAAGAAGGAAAGTCTGAATCAGGAGGATTAAATGCTAAAGGTGTAGCAAGTTATAGAGCTGCTAATCCGGGAAGTAAATTAAAGATGGCTGTAACAACAAAGCCATCTAAGTTAAAGGCAGGAAGCAAAGATGCTAATAGACGAAAGTCTTTCTGTGCTCGTATGGGAGGAATGGAAGGTGCTATGAAGAAACCAAATGGAGAACCAACAAGAAAAGCGTTAGCCTTAAAAAAATGGAACTGTTAATGAAAAAAATACTTATATTAATTATTTTACTTTTATCTTCTTGTGCTGCAAGAAAAGTTAATGTAGATAAAGTCGATACTGTGGTAAAGACAGATAGTGTTTCTGTAACGAAGCAGGAAACGGTAGCAACCCAAGATAATAATGTCAGCATTGTAACAAATACTGATGAATTAGAGATAACTCCAATTGACACAGCAAAAGTTATTGAAGTTGATGGTAAGAAGTACAAGAACGTAAAGCTAAGGTATAAAAAAACAAAAAATGTCTTAGTAGATAATACAAAAATAAAAGTGTCTGAAAAGGTCTTAATTAAAGCCAAGGTAAAAAAAGCTGCTGCTGTTAAAGTATTCAAAAAAGACATCGACAAAAAAGCAAACTATACTATTTATTTTTGGTGGCTTTTGATTCTATTGCTTATTGCATTGGCATACTATACTTATAGAAAAATCAATCGAACTTTATTCTAATAACTATGGCAATTCAAAGACCCGATACCCCATTAGCAAATACTCCAATACCTAAACCTTACAGTCAGTTTTCTGAATCTGAAAAAGAAGTAATGGATTCAATGAAAAATGACCCAAGAATTAGAAAAGAAAGATTAACTAAAGAAGAAGGAGAGTTTTATAAAACTCATTATATGGAAAATGGAAAAACATTTGAAATGTTAAGTGAGGCAGATAAAATACGTAAGAAATTTGGAATGACTAATAAAAATAAGTAATTATGGCAATTAAAAGACCCGATACACCATTAGCACCAACTCCTGAGCCAATAACTGACAGAGTTCAAAGCGTTATGGAATCAAGAGAGAAGCAAATAAATGGGAAGTATTCCGCATTAAACAAAGAAAAGGTAACTATAGATTCATCTGATGGGTCAAGTTCTGCTCAGTTTACAAAACAAACCGACAAGGAGAATGGTAAACAAAAGTTTAAGCAGTACAATGTTATTAGGGATAAAGATGGCAATAGTACGATGCAGATTGATGTTAAAACAAACAGAGGTGCAGACAGAACAAGAACCATTACAAACCCTAAAAAAATAGAGAGAAAACTCGAAAGAGTATTAAGAAGAAATGAAATGTAATTTTTTCATATCTTTGTATAATTAATAATCAAATAAAATTAAATTAAAATGGCAAACGAACAAGTAACACAGGAAGAATTAACAAAAATTCAAGAATTAAACTCAGAGTTTAATAAAGCAAAAATGGCTATTGGAGATGTAGAGTTACAAAAACTACAAATCCTAAACCACATCGAAGGGTTGAAGATTCAGTTTTCAGCACACGAAAAAGAATTAATTGAAAAGTACGGTGCAGATGCAGTAATTAACATCCAAACCGGAGAAGTAACTCATAAAACAGACTAAAAGAAATGGCAAAGATTAGTACATACCCGCAACCAACTCCTCCACAATTAGGAGATTATGTTATTGGAACAGACATTAGTGATTTGTTAATGACAAAGAATTATCTTTTATCAGACATAATTACTCTTGCTACTACTACTAATCAATTTGTAACAATTGTTGGAGCACAGACAGTAACCGGTTCAAAGACATTTGACTACGGTACTTCGACAGGTGTTCCGGCTCCTGTAATAATCAACGTGCCGGCTCAAACTCAACCTGCATATTCTCCTGATGGGTTATTGATTCAAATAAATGGACAAGTTCCATCAACCACTCCCGGCTCTATTTGTGGGGTAAATGTTCAAGCACATCTTCTTGATAACGTATGTTATTATGGGGATTTATTTGGAGATTCAGGTGCTTCAGTAGGTATTAAAATTAATAGTGAGGATTCGCACAGTGGAAACTTTTTAGAATTTAGAAAGAGAATAATATCTCCTGCTTCTGATAATATAAAGTTTCGTGTAGGAAGCGAAGGAAATACAGAAATTTATTCAAACTCAGGAACTGTACTGCAAGCATCAAACGGTGGTCTTTTGGCAACAGACAGAGGTATATTTACAGGTGCTTATGCAGGTATTGGATTGCAAGCAGGAACCTATGGAGGTATAGCTGTATATGCATCAGCAGGAGGTACGACAGGAATAGCTACAAAGTCAGAGTCAGCGGTAGGAACCGCTTTGCTTACAATTGGAAAGATTCAAGCTCAAAGTTTACCTATTTACGCAAATAACGCTGCCGCTGTTTCAGGAGGTCTTGCTGTTGATTTTATTTATAAAACAGCAACAGGAGAACTTAGAATTGTTGTTTAATAATTAAATAAAATGAAATGGCAAAAATATCTACTTACCCATCAGCGGATAACCCCTTATTATTAAGTGATAGGCTGATAGGTACAGAAGCTATTAGACCTGTACCATCTCCGACTCCGCTTGCGACTAAAAACTTTTCGTTAGCGGATTTGTTACAATTATTCTCAGCTAACTTTCCTGCTGCATCACTTCAAGCTGTACTTAACACAGGTAATACTGCTACTCAGAATATTACACTTACAGGAACTATTACTACCACATTAATCAAGCCTATAAATATTGAGGACACAAGTGGAAGTCAAGGTTTGACTTTTCAAGTTCTTAGTAAAGGAACCTCAAGTATTAATTGGGTAAATATTCCCGTTGACACTCTTCAGGCTGTATTAAACGCAGGAAACACTGCAACTCAAAACATTACTCTTATTGGGGATATTACCTCAACAAAAATAATTCCCGGTAACATACAAGATGAATTAGGATTCATTGGAACATTAGGACAATTTCTTTCTAAAACAGCAACCGGTATAATATGGGTAAATACCCCTGCTTATGCAACTCCGACTTTAGGAGATGTTGTATCTGTAGGAGATACTGCCAATCAAGATATTTTCATAAATACTTTAAGACTTGGTAAAGGAACAGGAACCGGGTCTAATAACACAGCATTAGGATTTTTAACATTAGGAGCAAATACTATAGGATTTGGTAATGTAGGTGTAGGAGCTTTTACTTTAGTAGGTAATACAATAGCAGCAAGAAATACTGCTGTTGGATATGCTTCATTATATACCAATATAAGTGGTAACAACAATACTTCTGTTGGTATGTTCTCTCAATATCTTTCAACGACAGGTATTGGAAATGTATCTTTAGGATATGGAACGCTACAAACTAATATAATTGGTAATTTTAGCACAGCTATAGGATATAGAGCCTTACTTAATAGTAAATCTGATAAAAACACTGCGATTGGAGCTGAAACAATGTTTGTTAACCAAACAGGTACATTTAATACTGTTCTTGGTCAAGAAGCATTGAGAGCAAGTGTTGCAGGAAGCTATAACTCTATTGTTGGTAATTTTTCATTATTAAATGCTGAGGCAAGTTATGTATCAGCTTTGGGTAGAGATGCCGGTCGGTTCTCTTCAGCAGGAAACTTACTCACAGCAAATGAAAGTATATTTATAGGATTCAACTCAAAATCACTAAACACATCTTCAACAAATGAAATTGTGATTGGTGCAAATGCTGTTGGAGAGGGAGATAATACTACAACAATAGGTCATACTACGATTACATCAACTCGATTAATAGGTGCTGTAAAAGGAGGTTCATTTGTGAAAGATGGAGGAACTAACCTTGAATACTTAATGGCAGATGGCTCTGTTACTATAGGAAGCTCATATATTTTACCTATTGCTACTTCAAGTATATTAGGAGGCGTAAAAATAGGGTCAGGAGTTAATGTAGCGATAGATGGTACAATATCTGTTTCTACATTTGCATCTCCTCTTACTACTAAGGGAGATTTATATACATTTAGTACGGTAGATGCAAGATTACCTGTTGGAACAAATGGTCAGATTTTATCTGCTGACAGTGCAGAAGCAACGGGGTTAAAATGGATTAATGTTCCGGCTACTGATGTTACAAGTGTAAGTGCGGTTATGGTTAATCCAAGTCAGACTGTAGTTGTAACAAATCCAACCACAACACCTCAGATTACTATTGATGATACCAACTTTATGTATAACAAGTTTATGGTTAATCAGTATGGTTACTTATTACCTTCTGATACTAATGTTCTTTGGGATAATCTTCGTGTTGGAGGTACTCTTCTTGTTACAGGTACAAATACTGCTTTGTCCGAAAACCCAATGGGGCAGTTATTTCAAACCGCAACAGCGGTTAGTTCTGTAACAGCTTTCTTTGGAACTAACTTTGGTAATACAGCTTTTCTTGGAGTAAACTTTACTTTTGATTTCTCATATAGATTTAGAATCAATACTACTAATGCAGCTCAAAGGTTTTTTGCAGGACTTTCAAATATGTACGCCACAGCAACTCCAACAAATATAGAGCCTACATCTATGATAAATAGTGTAGGTGTAGCTAAACTACAAGGAAGTGCTAACTTATTCTTTATATGGAATGATGCTACGGGTACTGCGTCATCTCTTGATTTAGGTTCAGGTTTCTTAGGAACAGATATTGCCTGTACATATAGAATAAGAATTTGGAAAACATCAGGAGTTGCCGCATTAAATATTCAATTAACAAAAGTCGTAAACTCAACAGGTGTTACTACTACTACAAGTGTACTGACTATAGCCTCAGATTATAATACAGGTGTGAATCATCACGCTGCAATATGGATGGGGAACAATACTGCTGCAACAGGTGCAGTATCTTTTAAAAATTACGGATGCGAATTATCAAAACGTAATGTTATAAATGCATAAAATCAAATCAAATGGATATAAGAAAAATATCAATCGGACCTGACTATAAGAGTGGTGCAATGCACTACATAATAGGTCAAAAAATTCTCGGAGATTCAAACGAGATTCATCATATTAAACGACAATTAGAAACGGGAAACGTATTAATTTACATTATTAATAAAAAAGAAGAGGTAGTTCTATGGAAAGAGTTTACCTTTGCTATTCCAATTTCAATCGAATTTAATATAGACTTTTAATGAAATCTCCATTCTACTTCATAGTAAAACCTATGAATGGAAAGCGTTATGATAATACAAAAGACATAGGAGTAACTGATTTTATAGTTAGTACTTCAGAAGAAGACCATAAGTTTTCTAATAGATATGCAGATGTTATCGAGCTTCCCATAGGTTATAGTGGTCCTATATCAATAGGAGACACCCTTCTTGTACACCACAACGCATTCAAGTATTACAATGATATGAGAGGTCGTCAAAAAAGTGGCAAGAGTTTCTTTAAAGATGACTTATTCTTTATAGACATAGACCAATTCTTTATGTATAAAAAAGGTTCTACTTGGAATGCTTATGATAAGTATTGCTTTGTTAGACCTATTTCTGCTACAGAATACTATATAGAGAAATTTTGTGCAGAAGAACCTTTAATGGGGCAAATGGTTTATCCAAATGAATCCTTTTAGGTAAAGGAATTAAAGAAGGAGATTATGTTTGTTTTTCTCCCGATAGTGAATATGAGTTTACTATAGAAGGAGAGAAGCTCTATCGTATGTATGACCATCAAATAACAATGAAGCTATGATAAATATTATAGACAATTTTTTGGAAGAAGATATTTATAACTCTATTTATAATGGATTAGCAAGTAATCAATTTCAAGAGGTTGAAGTTGGAGACAAAAAGTTTTGGGTTCAATATAGCAGTAAAGAATTTGATAATTTTATTATTGAAAAATTAAGTGATATAGACAAAACTAAAAGAGAATGCTTGTTAGGTTTCTTTAGAGTAGCAACCGAAGAGTTCGATACTGATTGGAGAATCCACGCAGACTCAAAGGTAGGCGATATTAGACCCGAAAGAGCACTTGTGCTATACATCTCTCCTTCTACAAAAGAAGGGCTCCACGGAACTGCTTTTTGGAGACATAAGGATGTAGGATACGAGATGCCTTTAGATGTATCTAACGAAGAAGCTGATAGGTTTCTTTCAGACGAAGCAAATAACTTAGATAATTGGGATTTACATTCTGTAGTTGGTTACAGACCTAATCGTGCTCTTATGTATCCTTCTAATTACTTTCATAGTAAATACCCAAACACGGGTTGGAAAGAAGGTAGAATGGTGTATGTAATGTTTTATAGATAATCGTATGACAGCTAAAGAAACAAAATTAAAAATTATTGCTGCCGGACATAAGGCAGTATTGGAACTTATTAAAGTTGCAGAAGAGTCTATCTTGAATCCTGATATGGAAGGAGATGACTTGGCTGCCGATAAGTTAAAAAACGCAGCGGCTACAAAAAAGTTAGCTATATTTGATGCATTTGAGATTCTCAATAGAATAGAAGCTGAAAAAGAAAACATTGAAATGGCAGAAAAAGGAGGAAGTAAAACTGATACAAAACAAGGGTTTGCAGAAAGAAGGTCTAAATAGTTTATACACTGTAGTCAAAGACTATATACCTAAAAATGCCATTACAAAAAAGAATGGTAATAAATCTTGGGTGTATGGTTATAATGACCAATATGATGTTATTATAATATCTAAAACAGGGCAAATAGAAGATGTTATAAATATAGCAGGTCTTTACATTGCACTACCTCCAACTCCAAAAAATTGTATTAAAAGAAGTACTATAAAATCTGACCAACACTGGGAAAGACAGTCTCTTCCAAAACAACTTTCAAGAATACAATCAATATTTCAATGGAATGAAATGCCATCTGATTTTAAAGATAGATGGGTTGATTATATTGAAAACGAATTTGATTGCAGAGAGAATGGTATATGGTTTATGAACAATGGAGTTCCTACATACATAACAGGTTCTCACTATATGTATCTTCAATGGGCAAGTATTGATATTGGTTATCCTGATTTTAGAGAAGCTAATAGAATATTTTGGATTTTTTGGGAAGCCTGTCGCGCTGACCAAAGAAGTTTTGGTATGATATATTTAAAAATTAGACGTTCAGGGTTTTCTTTTATGTCTTCATCTGAATGTATTAATATAGGAACTCTTGCTCGTGATGCAAGGGTTGGTATTTTGTCAAAAACAGGTTCGGATGCCAAGAAGATGTTTACCGATAAGGTAGTTCCAATTAATAGCAGACTTCCTTTTTTCTTTAAACCTATTATGGATGGTATGGATAAACCAAAGACTGAATTGTCTTTCCGTGTACCGGCATCTAAGATTACAAAGAAAAATATGTACGACACCGAAAATGAAATCATAGAAGGGTTAGATACATCAATAGATTGGAAGAACACAGACGACAACTCTTATGATGGAGAAAAATTATTATTATTAGCTCACGATGAAAGTGCTAAATGGACTAAGCCACAGAACATTAAAGAAAATTGGCGAGTAACTAAAACTTGTTTAAGATTGGGATCTAAAATTATTGGTAAGTGTATGATGGGTTCGACATCTAATGCATTATCTAAAGGAGGTCAGAATTATAAAGATATGTTTGAGGATTCAGTAGTTACTAATCGTAATGCCAATGGTCAAACAAAAAGTGGGCTGTATGGTCTATTTATTCCTATGGAGTGGAATATGGAGGGCTTTATTGATATATACGGTATGCCTGTATTCAGAGCGCCTGAAGTTCCAATTACGGGAGTTGATGGTGGAATTATTAGTATGGGTGCTATTGATTATTGGGAGAATGAAGTTGATTCTCTTAAAAATGATGCTGATGCATTAAATGAATTTTATCGTCAGTTCCCAAGAACAGAATCACACGCATTTAGAGACGAAAGCAAACAATCTCTATTTAGTCTTACTAAAATATACCAACAAATAGACTACAACGATACTCTTATAAAAGAACACTTTACAACACGTGGTTCTTTTCATTGGAAAGATGGTATAAAGGACAGTCAAGTCATATTTACTCCTGATTCAAGAGGAAGATTTTTAGTAAGTTGGACCCCTGCAAAACATTTACAGAATAATATACATTTAAGAAATGGAATGAAATATCCGGGAAATGAACATATAGGGTCTTTCGGGTGCGATAGTTACGATATATCAGCGGTGGTTTCAGGAAGAGGGTCTAATGGTTCTTTACACGGTCTTACTAAATTCAATATGGATGAAGCTCCTTCAAATGAATTTTTTTTAGAATACATAGCAAGACCTCAGACTGCTGAGATATTCTTCGAGGCAGTTCTTATGGCTTGTGTGTTTTACGGTATGCCAATTCTAATTGAGAATAATAAACCTCGATTGCTTTATCATTTTAAAAATAGAGGGTATAGACATTATTGTCTAAATAGACCTGATAAACAATATAACAAATTATCAAAAACTGAACGCGAACTTGGAGGAATACCTAACACATCTGAAGATGTAAAACAATCTCACGCGTCTGCAATTGAATCTTATATAGAAAGATATGTTGGGATAGATTTTACAGGAGCTTATAGAGATGGAGGAGA